CAGATGTGGCCTCTGGTAGCTGACCGTCCTTCAGCAACCCGAGCGCCACGGTCTCGTCATAGTCAACATCCTCCATGCCCCAGCCGCTGTTGAAGTCGAACGGCGGATATGGGTTGCCGAACAACGATACCTCCGCCCAGATGGGAGAGGTCTTGAGCGCGACCATCGGTGAAGTGAGTGCGTCCTTCCAGTCGACCTTCGCTCCCGCGAGGGCCCAGCGCTCAGGCCAGAACTCGTCCGGACGCGGATCCTTGCGGTCCTCAACCCGCTGAAAGCGTGCAGCCGGGTAGAGCAGGAGCGCTCCCTCGGAGTTATCGAGCTTCCACCGTGCGAACCCTTGGGCCATGGCCGTCTGCGTATCATAGATCAGCCCGAGGCGAGGGATAGACTGGATGTCGGTGATACCTCCCTTGCCGGGGTCGCCGTTCTTACTGATCCGGGTATCAATGCCCTCATCCCGGGCGATCCGCCTGATCTCATCGATGAAGTCCCCCCGGCCGAACGTCGCCTGCTCCCCGTTCGCGAGTCGTTCGCGCTGTTGAGCGAGCTGGTCTCGGATGCGTTGCTGAACAGTGCCCAGAAGTCTCGCAGATTGCACCGCAGCGGAGAACTGCGCGGAGTTGCGTAGGGAAACGGGGACCTTTGCCCAGTCCTCGCTACGCAGCGCGGAGGCTATCGGGGTCTTGGACCCTAGTGCCCGCAGAGCCTGCTCCAGGATAGGAGTGCGCTCGTTCTGGTGCGTATGGGTCATGCATCACTTACGGACTTTGCGGATGTTCCTGCGTGCGGCATCTACTACCTCACGAACCATCCCAGCTTCGACGGACTTAGCAGCCGCATCGATGTCCATCTGGGAGAACAGCTCGGGCATCCGAGTGGCGGCCAGCTCCAGGAAGGTCGTGACCTCCTGATCGGTCAGGCGCTGGTCCGCGAGGATGCCTTCGAGTCGGCGAAGTTCCTGGGCAACTGGGTTGAGCCAACTCGGTGGCACTCCCTTGGACTCCGCCAAGAGCTTTTGTGACAGGCTATACGGCAACCCGCCCACTGAATATGCCCGGATCTTGCCAGCGGAGTCTTCGGAGTCGGAGCCCGCACCCCCGGGCATCAACGGCTCGGGGACTTCCTTCCGTTCAAGCTCGAACCCGACCTTCTCGCTGATCTGAGGCAGCGCCTCGTCCGTGGGCTGAAGGCCTGCGGTGTTGAGAGAAACAAGGAGAGCGCCGAGCTGCGTTGACTCGTCCGCGTCGAGGCTTCCCCACATCAGCTTCGGGGGTGTTCCCTTGAGAGCGTTGACAAACATGAACCGTTTGACGAGTTGTTTGCAAAGGGTATCGCTCAGTTTACGTTGGTCCCAGATTCGAATGTCGTTGCGGACCTGTCCCTGGAGATCTGCGACTCCCGAGCCCAACCCGGTGGGAGCTGCGGTGGAACTGAGCTCCTGACCGACAATGACCTTACTGATCTCGCGGTTGCACACGCCGAGGAAGCGCTCATACGCGTCCGCCGCTCCACTGGTAGCCGCTTGCACCAGTTCGATCTCGGTGCCGGAGCTTACCACCAGTCCACCGATCTTCGAGGCGGTTGCGAACGCGGTCTCGAGGAGGCTGATCGCCTGAGCGTCGTTGGTATTCGTCTTACCGACCGGGAATGGGGTGCCAAAGCGTTCCATGTACCGACCGAACCAGTCACGACCGAGCTGCGCGAGATACCACCATGCGAGGACCGAGCGTCCAGGCCCACCCCACTTGTCCACTACGCCCACGAGCATATGACCGCGATGAACGATGTGTCTTTGGGGGTCCGGAAGGTATGCATCATCGACCCGGCTGGAAGCTTTGCCGTCCGCGTCGACCGGGAAGATGCGCGCGTTCGGCTCCCAGTAGTCCTGCTCTTTGGCGACGACCTTCAGGTCCGAGTGCTGCTTGAAAGTGAGAAGGCTGTAGTTGACAGGAGACAGTTTGCGGAGGGTGTAGGCGGGAATCGGTGAGCTGGCATCATCCCCCGCGCGATCGACCGGACGGAAGATCATCTCCACGATCGACAGTGGGTGAATCGCTGCTGAGTCCGAGAGGAACATGAGCCCGTCGAGCCAGTTCTCGCAGTCCTCGGTCGCTCGCTTGAAACATTCCGCCGCCAGCACGTCCTCCGGCTTGGCCTTGTCCGCCGGGACGATATTGAGGGTATCCCCGAGCACCGAGAGCTTGCGTTTGTTGAACTCGTTGAGCACATGACTGCCGCCAGTGGTCATGTCGCGGTAAAGCTGGAACAACTGCTTCGGGTCTCCGGCCTCACAGGACGACAGCGCGGACTGGATGGTAGAGGCTACCGCCGTGCGTGCCAGGTTGGCAGGTTCATTCTTCGGGGACAGTCTTCGTAGGACGCTGGTGGGAACCAGCATCTTCACCGCCTTCGCTGCGACATCTTGTATAGCCATATTTGGAACCTATGCGCTCGCCCAAACCGAAAGAAAAGACCTTTGTCACAATCCTACTAGGGACTCATGGTTACCGACCACCATCGCCTTGGCAGAGACAGGCTCCTTCATCGCGTTGATTCCTCCACTGAACGCATCAACCTGATCATCATGGGTGCCTTCGGGGAACGCCTCAAGCTCCCCCAGGAACGTCGAGTTCCATCCCCCTCGTAGTATCGAGACAAATCCCTGCTCCACCAGTGCTGACGCGGGCTTCGCGCGAGTAGCTTTGTCGGTAGAAACCTTCACAGACCTGACAGTGAAACGGAACAACGCTCTCACGAGATGATCAATATCAGCGACTCCCGCCTGCCCGGGATCCTGCTCGAGGTATATCGGGACGTTCTGGCCATCACGTTCAGCGGTGTTACGGATGGTATTCTCTACCGTGCTCGGAGTCCCACGCATCCTTACGACATCCTCGACGAACACCTGATTGCGTTCGTTCCGCGCCAGTAGCACCCCCGCCGTCCAGTCGGGATCCGTCCCCGGTTTGGGGTCTGTAGCGGCTCGGTCCCAGTAGCGCAGCCGGGAATATGTGCCCTGGGGAAGCATCTCAACCGTGCGGAACCACTCCTTGCGGAACATCGTGCCCATGCTGGGCCGAATGAGCCAGTTGCCCCCGAGAAAGCGCTCCCGGTCGACGAGCGAAAGCGCCTGCAGGTTGCCCAGGTATCCGGGATCCGCCGTCATCAGGATCTGGTTGTCGGTGAGCTTGGCCGGGATGAAGGTCACGGACTTTGGCATCTGGTCCTGGCCGAAACGGAGTTGCAGCTCCGCAGCCGTATCCGCCCACACCAGCTCGCCGTCTCTCCGCACGAACCAGCGTATCTTGCCGGCTCGCTCCTGGATCGGAAAGCCGTCGGCTCCAATCCACCAGGAGATGAACCCCGTCCCCCATCCGCCGGGTCCGGTCACGAGCCACGAGTCCGCATCAGGGTTGACCGTTCCTCGGATGCAGGGTCGAACGCCGCACAACGAACGGTTGCGCGACATCATGAAGAAGAACTGTCTCTCGCTGAAGTGGGTAAGCTCGTCGAAACCGATGAGGCATATCTGACTGCCCTGCTTGTTGATGAGGTCCGCCTCGCTGTCTAGATGGCTGAACGACACGACTCCTCCACCCGGGAACTTGAACGCCATGTCGCTCATGTTCATCCTCGCACCCAGGGGTCCGTATAGCTGAGTGGCGGTGTCCCAGGGTCCGCCCTCGTCCATCACCTGGACGTAGGTGCGGCGGAAGATGACAGCGCCGAAGCCTTTCACGTTAGCATACGCGAGAGGCTTCATGAGCAGACTGAAGGTCTTGCCGCCTCCGGCTGCTCCGCCGTAGATGGCGATATCCGCAGGCGTGCGTAGAAACGCCTCCTGCGGTCCGGGCTGCGGTCGGATGGCTCGCTGGGTCATACCTTCGCGAAGTGCATGATCCCGAGCCCGGGTCTGGCGACGTAGCAGTGCATGAGGGTGGCCTTCTGGAACAGCGCATGAGCGATCCTGATGCGGTCATACTCGGAGTGGTATTCCACCATGAGCAGGGACGGGACGTAGGCCATACTACTCACCACGTCCGACTCGCCGCCTTCGATGTCGATCTTCACCACGTCCGCTTCCGGCAGCTTGAAGGCACGCACCACCTCAACCAACCGACCATCTCGTTTGTCGTCTATCTCGACCAGCTCGCCACACATCCGATTCGGGCCACTGTCGACCAGTTTGAAGACTCCCTCCTTCCCAGTCACCGCAGCGTTCACACACGTAGCGAAGTCTCCAGCATTAGTGCAGAGGTAGGAGAAGAGCTCCGGGTTCGGCTCATACGCTGTCACAGTGCATGTGGGCCACAGCTCCCGCGCCATCAGCGAGAAAGCTCCTACGTTGGCACCTATGTCTAGCACCCGAGGCGATCCCTTGATGACAGCCTTGACGTTGTAATCTTCCCAGACCTCGCGGAAGGACGGTAGGCAGTCGATTGGGCAGTGGACGATCTTCATTCAGGCTTCTCTGGTTCTGGCAGCTCGGCGGCTGCGGGTTGTTCGATTACGGGGTTGCGGCCATCGTCCGGGATGTAGACCACCACCTGAGACCCTCCTTTGAGCTCTCCGGAGTGTTCAAGCAACGTTTTCTCTCGGTACTTCTCCGGCCGATTGGCTTTCAGGAGAAACATCAGGAGTTGATCGCTGTCACGGAGAGCGCGTTTACGTGCTTCCTGCTCCAGCTTATCGGTGGCTACCTCCAAAGCGTCGGCCCAGGCATCCCGGAAATCTTTATCACTACTACGAAGTCTCCAGGTAGCAGTCCGCGCGACACCCGTGAGTCTGGCAGCCTGAGCGGGATTACCAGTGGCTGCCAGATGTCGTAGAAAGTTCATCCGCCAGTCTTTTGTGACAGTCCGGACTATCGGCTTTGCACGTTTAGTGGGAGTTTTCATACCGTTTTTCAAGGGGTTTGAGCCTCGGCTTACC